AAAGAGTATGGGGTGAATTATCCTCCTCATGTTCGTGGCGAAGATGCTTCCGGCAAAGATCTTCCGAGTAATTGGGTAGATAAACTACAACCTCTGAGTGGCGGGGATACGGTTGGACGTGATTCCCACGGATCTCAGGGATCCAAGAGTACCCGGTCTGGTGCACAAGGCACTGACCCCTATATCCACAAGTCTGAACTTGAAGCGATGTTGAAAGACTTCGCCAAGCATTTTGTCGATGGACAACCTGTTCAGGCTGGCTCAGAACGTGCCGGTGGTATGCGTAATGCCGGTGGATTTTCATATCCTGGCGATGGCCAGCGCATTCCTGAAGGTCGTGGCCTTGGAAAAGAAGGACATGAAGAGATGGAAGAAGAAGATATGATGGACGACATGGTCGAAGATGTTGAAGATGACGAAATGGTTGTTGACGACGAAGCTGAAGATGTAAGTGACGACGAAGAGTGGATGAATGGCGATGAAGAGGGTGTGGAGAAAAACTACATGTCTCGGTCTGCCGATGGAATCTCTGAGTTGTTGAAAGACATCAAAGGTCTTTTGTCCTCTCGCCATCAGGAAAAGCAGGAATATGCTGCTATTTCGTCTGAAATTAACGATCTAAAGAAGTCCGTTAATGGACAAGTCCGTGATGGGATCAAAAAGGGATTGAAGCAATTTAATCTCAATCCATCTCGTGGCGACACCATGACCCGTTTGGGAGATGGTGAGGAATCTTCGAATTTTGGGGTGCCTCAGCCCGTCGAAATGCCCGATCAGCGGATTGGAGTCGAAGGCGAGTCCTTCCAGAAGAGTTCCGAAGAAGAGGGCCAAGAGCAGTTTGTTAATGGAATCGAAGAAATTACATCCCGCACGGATGCTAATGACCTTCGTGGACATTTCAAGCTAGTCAATGGTATGCGTAACCAGACTGGCGAGCTGTCCCCTCACACTTTGTACTACTATCCCACCCAGCGCAATGGGAACCGGGGGGGTAAATAATGGCTACCACCAATGACATTAGCATAGCCCAATATATATCATCGGCAGAACGGAACCTTCGTAGTTCCTTAATGCCGCCTGGGTATTTCGCTAAGCAGACGTATCTGCAAGTAGCGGATGTGTTCACTGCTACCTATGGCCGTAAGGTCTGGGACGCTTTGAATAACCAGACTCGTTTCTGGAACATTCTTCGTAAAGTACAGTGGGGGCCAACGACTGGTTGGCGTTTGCGGTCTGATAGGGGTGATAATCGCTCTCGGCCCGTAACGGAAACTGGTTCGATTCCCACTATCGATGTCTCTAACTACGTCAATGTGGATTCTGCTCCACGTATCGTAGCTACTGACTTCGGTGTTTCACTCAAATCCCAGATCATGAGCGGTCTGGAAGGTGGTATGGGGGATAACCTCGCTGTAGAGCAAGAAGCTGCTGCGAGGGACCACATCAAAGAGTTGAACCAGGAACTCCTGCTTCGCTCCAATACCATCTGTACTACCGCTGGTGCATCGGGAACTGGTGAGATTCTAAGTGCGGCTAGTACCTTCCGAGTTGGTGACACCATTGGTGGAACCACTATCGGAGATGGCGGCATCACTTATAACGGTCTCGACGCTCAGAGTGACGCTACCTTTAGTGGTGGCGGAAGCTTGACTGACGGCGAGATTATGTACGTTAAAGCCCGTGCTGGTTTCACGTCTCTTGACGACATTGTCGAAGAAGATGCTCGTGTTGTGGCCGGTGTCACCGTTACCAACGGTTCTGACGTATACAACCAAGCTACTCGTGCTGCTGGTGGACACGTAGCTGCTGCTACTGTTCTCGGCAATAGTGGAGTTGGTCGGAACTTGACTTTGTCTCTTCTAGACCAAGCCATACGGGAAGTTAGGATCAATGGTGCTGACCCAGACGTTATTCTGATGGGTTATGACCAGTTTGACCGTCTTTCTTCTCTGTTGCAGGCCCAGCAACGGTACTTGGACTGGGGTGAGTTCGTGGTAAAGGTGGGCGATGAGTCCACTCTCCCAGGTTCGCATGCTGGTTTCCAAGTAGCTACCTATAGGGGCATCCCCGTCATAGTGGATCCTGATGCTCAGGGTGCATATACTTCCGCTGATGCCAACCTTGGTAGCAACGTGTATGTCATGGATACTCGGTACATGGAAGTCGCTATCGCTGCTCCAACGCAGTATATCGATAACCGTGACTTCTTCCAGGCTAATGCGTTTGTCCTGCGTGGACTCTTCTACACCATAGGTGAATTGAGAGCTTTGCGTTTGGACACCAATTCTAAGATTACTGACCTGAACGCCTAATTTAGGCTTTAGTCAGATTTTCTTTCATAGGGGAGTTGGCCGTAAAGCTGCTCCCCTGTGATTATATATTTTGTACCTATAAAATTAAAAATTTTCTTGCTGGAAGTAAGAGAGTAAAATCTCTGAGGGTGGGAACGGAGGAATCCAGTGAGAGGAGCTAATTATGGCTGTTACTTGGACAACGACAATAATTCATGAAACCGTTTTTGGTAACAAGAGAGTTGTTACTGCGGATATAGAAG